TTCCTGGTACCACTACGTTCCGCGTGAGTGAGCCTCTTGAGGTCATGGAGATTGGCACTGGTTATATGCTCGTCAAGCGTCAGGTCTTCGATAAGTTCAAAGATGAGTATCCGCATTTGAACTACAAGCCTGACCATGTTGGGCAACAGAACTTCGACGGCTCAAGGTACATTCATGCTTACTTTGATACCGTTATCGATCCCGACTCTCACCGTTACCTGTCTGAAGACTATATGTTCTGTCAGTACTGGCGTGCGATTGGTGGTAACATCTGGCTCTGCCCTTGGATGCAGACACAGCATGTTGGCACTTACGCCTTCCAAGGTAACATGCCCAAGATTGCAGAGTTAACAGGAAACCTCTAAACATGTTGATCGGCGTAGTTGGATTCGCCGGCTCAGGTAAGGGAACGATTGGTGATGTCTTAATTAGAGATTACCAATTCGTTCGCCTTTCTTTTGCTGATGCACTGAAAGATGCTGTCTCGGTCATCTTTGGCTGGGACAGGCAAATGCTTGAAGGTGATACCAAAGAAAGCCGTGACTGGCGCGAGAAGGTTGATCCTTGGTGGTCTGACAAGTTTGGTTATCAGGTAACACCTCGTCTGATGATGCAGAAGATGGGTACTGAGGCCGGGCGCCAAGTCTTTGATGATGAAATCTGGATTCATACTGTAGCAAAGCGATTGAATGACCACAAGCATGTGGTTATTCCTGATGTTCGATTTCCAAATGAGATTGACTTCATTCGCAAGAGTGGTGGATACATCGTGCAAGTAAACCGAGGTAAAGCACCGAAGTGGTATGATGTAGCCATGCAGGCTAACAAAGAACAGAATACCGACCTTATGGTAAACTATCCGATCCATTACTCAGAGTGGGCTTGGGTTGGTTATCATCGTGACTACACTATCGAAAACAATGGAAGTATGGTGATGTTGGAATCCGATCTTCTTCACATGATGAAGGTCTTTACAGGGCCAACAAACTCTGATATAATCAAATCTGTAGCTTGAAACTAAGGAGTCTATATTATGAAGATGAATGAACGTACTCTAACTGTCTTGAAGAACTTTGCCAGTATCAACTCTGGTGTTGTCCTTCGCCCAGGTCTTGTTCAAAAGACCGTATCTCCCGAAAGCACAATCCTTGTTGAGGCGCATCTTGAAGATGACTTCACTGAGACTTTCGGTATCTATGACTTGAATCAGTTCCTAGGCAATGTCACGACCTTGAATAGCCCCGAATTGAGCTTCACTTCACAGTCTGTCATTATGAAAGATGCTGACCTTGAGTTAAATTTCTACTCTGCATCTCCTAATCTAATCATCTCTCCGCCTGAAGGCAAAGACCTTGTGATGAAGGATGCTGACGTATCTTTCAACCTCACATATGCCACCTTGCAAAAGCTTCTTCGCTTGGCTTCAATGAATGATCTCTCCAATCTTTCTATCATCGGTAAGAATGGCGGCATCTATCTTCAGGCCCATGAGTCGAAGAATGACACCTCGAATTTTGCATCTTCAAAGATTGCAGACCATGATGGCGCAGACTTCAGTGTGATGTTCAAGACTGAAAACCTGAAGCTGATCCCTGATGACTACAAGGTCGAAATCAAGATTGGTGGTTTCACCTGCTGGACTAACAAGACCGCAACCCTCAAGTATTTCATCGCTCTGGAGAAGAAGTAATCATGGCTAAAAAGCAACAGACAAACGAAAGCTGGAATGTCAGCTACACTTTTCGTGATAAGGATACCAGCGACGATATCCGCTGTGTAAGCATGAATTGGGAAAACCGTTCTGCTGAAGAGATCATCAACAATCTTAATACTTGGTTGGTGGCTACCGGTTATGACCAGCTTGTTGTTACGGAGAAGAAGTAATGTCTATGATGGGTCACAACAAGCCTTTCGTCTCTCCTAATTCTCTTTCGAATGAGGAGAAGAAGAAGCTGAAGAATGTTATCTATGCAATCAATGATTCTTTGACCCGTGTGGCTAGTGAACGTGACTTGCAGAAAGAAGCTATCACCGAAATCTGTGATGAACTCGGTGTAGACAAGAAGTTGGTTCGTAAGATGGCTAAGGCTTACTTCATGGCCAACTATAACACTATCGTCGAAGAAGAGAAGAACTTCCAGGATTTCTACGACAGTATCATCAAGGAGTCGTAAACTGTATAATCAGGCGGCAATAAAATATGCCACAGAGTTGTTTAGGCTAAGGGCGCTAGAGTCTGAGATTCAAAATAACATCGAAGACTTTTGCCCCGCTCCGTGGATCCCTAATGCTAATTGCGATATGCACAACAATAGGTCATCATCAGATTGGAATGATGACGACATTAGAAAGGTGCGTCGCAATTGGTTGTGGGGAATTTGCCCGTCTGAGTGTGAAGGTTGTCAATTGAAGTTTACTTCAGATTTGGATCTCATCAAACATTATACTGATCCTGACGGATACACAAGACTCTCAATCGACCAAAGTAACATGATTGGATGAAATATGGCCTTTAATCCTTCAGAAAGAAGAAATCGCATGAAAGAATTGATGAGGCCTATTGACAGGCAGATCATGTTGTGCGATGATGTACAAGACTTGTTTGCCTTAGCTTCTATCATGACCGTTACTTCGAAGAACATCTTCAAGGCACAGTTAGGTAGAGAAGGTGCAATTCAAATCTTTGAAAAGATTATGGAGGATCTTGAAAATGAGCGGTGAATACCTGTGGGTAGAAAAGTTTAGGCCAAAGACTGTATCTGATTGTATTCTTCCTGATCGTATCAAGAAGGTCTTTCAGAGTTATGTAGACACTGCAAACATTCCAAATCTCATGCTTACTGGTAGTGCTGGTGTTGGTAAAACCACCGTCGCTATGGCTATGTGTGAAGAGATTGGTTTGAACTACATGTTCATCAACTCGTCAGAAGAACGTGGCATCGATATGCTGCGAACCAAGATTCGTGGCTATGCCTCCACAATCTCTCTGACTGGTGGGCGTAAGGTTATCATCCTCGATGAGGCCGACTATCTTACACCTGATGCACAAGCAGCATTGCGTGGTGCTGTTGAGGAGTATTCTGAGAATTGCTCTTTCATCTTCACCTGTAACTTCAAGTCTCGCCTACTTGATGCGTTGCATTCTCGTTGTTCTGTGATTGACTTCTCATTGAAGGCTGATGAGAAACCTCGTATGGCTGCACAACTCTTTCAGAGACTTTCAACTATTCTAATCAATCAGAAGGTGGAATATGACAAGCAAGTTCTTATCAAGATTGTCGAGAAGTTTTTCCCAGATTATCGTCGGACTCTCAACGAGCTTCAACGATATTCTTCTGGTGGTTCTATTGATGCTGGCACTCTCGCTCAGATTTCAGATGTAAGAAAAATTGCCGACCTTGTTGGCTATCTGAAAGAGGGTAACTTTGCAGAGATGCGGAAGTGGGTTGTGACCAACTCTGACATTGAACCGTCGCGTATCTATCGTAAGGTTTACGATAGCTTGTATGAGTACTTTAAGCCGGCTAGCATTCCGCAGGCTGTTGTTATCCTGGCTCGTTATCAATATCAGTCTGCATTCGTGGCTGACCAAGAGATCAACTTGGTAGCATGTTTAACTGAGATTATGGTTGACTGTGAATATGTCTAATAAGAATTGGTCACGACCTGTTTTCAGAAAGAAAGACAAGAAGGCCACTCATTGGAGAGAACCTCATCTTGATGATATGAAGCATGAGAGAATGGTTGAGAAGTTTTTACTAGAGAAAGAAAAAGCATGTCCGACCTCTTCAAAGAAATAATACCTTCTATCCTTCAGACCAAGAAGGTAGAGGTAACACATGAGAACGAACGGGATTATGTCCCGTTCGTCGTCAACAAGGCGCTTTCCTTTCACAAGGATTGCGTCTTGTTCGCTAATGAGATGAACAAGGTGCCAAACATCGACGGTCTCCTTCAATACCACTATTATCTAAATACCATACGGGCCTATAGAAGGCCATTCCAGAAATGGCAGAAGCGAGAGACAATCGAGAACCTTGAGGCCGTCAAAGAGTATTTCAACTACTCTAATGAGAAGGCCAAAGATGTTCTGATGCTTCTGTCCGATGGTCAAATCGATGATATAAAAAGAAAATTGAACAAAGGTGGTTTGAATGTTAAATCTAAGCGAACTGATAGAGGTGACGCTACCAGAACCAGATGACTTTCTAAAGATTAGAGAAACACTCTCGCGCATTGGTGTTGCATCAAAAAAAGACAGGACTCTTTATCAGTCCTGTCATATTCTACACAAGCAAGGTAAGTATTATATCTTACACTTCAAGCAATTATTCTTACTCGATGGTAAGAAGTCTGACTTCTCGGACGATGATAAGGGTCGACTAAATACGATTGCTAACCTATTGGCTGAATGGAATCTTCTAGCACTGGTCGATCCAGCAAAGAGCGAAGACCCCGTTTCACCACTTAGCCAGATCAAGATACTGTCACACAAAGAGAAGAATGACTGGATTCTGGTGACGAAATATAACATTGGCAAGAAACGCCGAGAAGACTAACCTGAACTTTGGAGCTATATTATGACACAGTTGAAAATCTTCAAGACTAATCCAGAAGTGGTTCTACCTACCTTTGGCACACAACAGGCCGCATGTTTCGACATTGCTTTCCAAGCATATGGTAAGTATGAGTATGCTGGCTACAGTGGTTTCAATTCACCTTTCACCAGAACACTTAAAGACGGTAGAGCGGTGATAATGCCTGGTGACCGCATCATGGTACCGACCGGTCTCATCTTCGATATCCCCGAAGGCTATTCACTTCGAATCCATCCTCGTTCTGGGCTTTCATACAAGCAAGGATTGGTGCTGGCCAATCTTGAGGCTGTAATCGATTCAGATTACTTTCAAGAAACATTTGTGCTACTCACCAATCACTCTGAGAATCCTATCTCTATCAGCAATGGTGACCGCATCGCACAGGCTGAATTGGTACAGAGCTTGAAGTATGCCCTTGTTGAGACGAGCGAAGCACCTACACAGAAGACTGACCGTGTTGGTGGGCTTGGTTCGACGGGTGTTGAAACACCTGCTGTTGAAAAGCGCGGGCGTGGCAGACCAAAGAAGGTTGCTTAATGTCTGACACCAACTATCACTATCATAAGGTTGAGTCAAGGCCTGCACTCATTGAAGTTGAAGGTGGTATCACCATTCGTATTGATGAAAACAACAACATCAATATCGATGGTCACAATGATATGAACTTCAACTGCAATGGTGACTTGAACATCAATGCAAAGAAGATAAATATGGTTGGTGATGATACGGTTCTTGTGGAGTCGAAAGCGCATCTAGTGCATTTGGCTCCACGCATCGACCTGAATCCAGATGAAGATGATGATAGGTATAAGGAACATAAGCAGTTGGTAGAGAAGTTTCAAAAAGAAAAGAGAATACCAGATTCGTCAAAATTTTGTTTTGGAGTTGACGATTGACCGTAGAACTTTATCCAAATACACTCTCTAGTGTTATCACAAGAACCTATTTCTCAGATGAGGTATGGGTGCAGGCTAACACAGGAACCAGTATCAATGCTAATGTTAGAAATGTAACTGTCACATCTAACGTAGCTCTTGGTAACGTGACGATAAATGTATCCAATCATGTCATTAGATTCTCTGGTTCCTATACAACAGGATATACAGATAATGTGAAATACACCTCATTAAACTCGAATGTAAACAATTCTTACTATTGGTTAAGCCCTTCGGTAACGGTCGACACATTCTCAACACCAGCCAATGTGATTGTCTATGAAGTCAACGCTGATCCAAGATCATCAATAACTATCGTCTACAATCTTGAAATTCAATATTCAGGCGGTGGTGCAAATGATAGTGTCTCAATATCTAGAGAAGTGACCAAAGATTATACATCTGCTTATACATATATAAAGAGCTTATATCCATGAGTCAACCAGTAACATTCATGGGTGCGGCCGACTTTCCTCATTGTGGAGCTATGGTTCGATCTTGCGGTTCTATAAATGTATATGTGAACAGTATACCTGTAAGCCGTCAGTTTGATTTCAATACACCACATCTGGCTAGTGCAAATCCTATCGCATGTACAAAACCTCTCACAATACATAGAAGTTATATTGCAATTGGAAGTGTTACCGTTTTTACTAATTCTAGAGGAGCTGGGCGCATGTTAGATCCTTTAATATCAATTGGAGTTCCAACAAACTGCACCTGGGTAGCCCAAGGATCACCAACAGTTTTTGCCGGTGGTTGACATTTCAAACCCGGTGTGATATAAATAGTCTGTCAGATTGAGTAATGCGTTCTGACACTATAGCGGAGTGGAGAAGTAGGATCTCGTTTGGCTCATACCCAAAAGATCGTCTGTGCAATTCAGACCTCCGCAACCAACTCTTTGCCTTATGGGAAGAGTTCTAACCCTAACTTGCTTAAAAGGAGTTAACTACACATGTCTATCAACAAAATCCCACACTTCGATCCTTTCACCTTCAATATCGCCGATATGACAAAGACTGCTATTGGCTTTGATGACATCTTCAAAAAGATGAATCAGATTACCGAGAGTCTTCCTAAGATTCCTACCTATCCGCCTTACAATATCCGCAAGATTGACGATACCAAGTATGTCATCGAGGTTGCTGTGGCCGGTTTCGGTAGCCAAGATATCGAGGTCGAAATTGACGAAGGCACCCTTACCATTAAGGGTAGCACAAATGCTTCCACATTCCCTGCTTCTGAATACCTGTTCAAGGGTATTGCTGATCGTGCATTCACCCGTAAGTTCTCTCTTGCTGATACCATTATCGTCAAGGATGCGGACCTTATGAATGGTATGCTAAAAGTCATGCTAGAGCGTCTGATCCCTGAGGATAAGAAACCTAAGAAGGTTAAGATTAATGATGGCAGCGTTTCAGAAAAACAATTTTTGAAGGACTAAAATGATTATTCTGGCAGAAGAACTAACAGAGGCCTTTCAAGGTTTCTTTGATAAGTTTCGTCTACAGCGTAAAGCTGAACATGAATTGATGGAGCTTTCAAAGGAAGAACTTGAAGACCTAGGTCTACAAAGGCATGAAATCTACGGTGCTGTCTACAAGGCCACCGAGAATTATAAGTAAGTGAGAGGGAGAGAAATCTCCCTCTTGCCTTTATGTGGAGAATACTATACTATGTGGAGACTGTGGGCTAAGGCTCTAGGTGAAAAGAACGGTAAGAACAACATTGAGGCTGATAGAGTCGCTATCATCCGAACGGTCATAATTCTCAGCTATATACTAACGAACATGTTTATTATAGCTGGCGTGATAAGGCATTGGTGATGAAATACAACTTCGTAACTTCCCCTAAGACTGTAACGGTCATTACCCCCACAATCGGATCACCTAAGGTTCTTGATGCCATTTTGAGCATCAAGAATCAAACGTATGGTCATATCGACCATCTAATTGTCGTTGATGGTCCAGAACATCAAAAAAAATTCTTGCATAACTTCGCATACGATGATGATTTGCTAAATCATGTAACTCTGACAACATCACCATACAATACAGGTAAAGTTGGTGATGGCTTCTACGGGCATCGTATCTATGCGGCCTATCCACATCTAATCAACTCTGACTATATCTTCTTCCTCGATGAAGACAACTGGTATGCACCAGATCATGTTGAGAGCCTTGTCAAGGTTCTTGAACAGAATGACTTCGCATATTCTCTTCGTCAAATCTATGATGAGAATAAGAACTATCTTTGTGATGACAACTGTGAGAGCCTTGGTAAATGGCCTATCTACTTCACACATGGTAATGAAGAAAGCTTTCTCATCGACACATCCTCATTTGCATTTCGCCGTGAGTTTCTAATCAAGGTGTCACAGTTTTGGCATCATGGTTGGGGTGGTGATCGCAACTTCTTCTATAACGTCAAAGACCACTGCAAGTGGGATACAAGTGGTAAGCACTCACTCTGTTATCGTCTTGATGGCAATCCAAACTCAGTAACAGCCAACTTCTTTGAAAAGGGAAATGAGAGTATGGCTGCAATCTATGGTGATAAATTTCCCTGGCTAAAGGCTTGATTATGGATCTTGGTAAACTAATTTACTCAATCAAAGAAGCATCAAACGAACAACTTCGTAATGATGAGTTGTTTCAGTTCATTGGCTTCTGTTTACAACATGCACATGAGAGTGAAGCACAGAGCTATCAAGACGTATGGGCTTTGTGGGAAACCAGAAACAACTATACCATGAAGTACTTTGTTGAATTTGGTGCTACTGATGGTAAGACTAGTAGCAACAGCTATCTACTTGAACAGAAATACGGATGGTCAGGTATTCTTGCTGAACCTAATCCAATCTGGCATGAAGAGTTGCGTAAGAATCGTTCCTGTAATATCACAGATAAGTGTGTGTTCAGTGTGAGTGGTGAGACACTTGAGTTTCTTATGACCGATGCTGCTGACTTAGCTACCATCAAGGGTTTTGGTCGTGATGATGAGTTTAAGGCCGAGCGTGAGAAAGCTAAGACAATCTCGGTCAAAACAATCTCACTTTACGATATGCTTGATGAATATGGTGCGCCAGAGGTTATCGACTTCATGTCTGTTGACACTGAAGGTAGTGAGTATGGCATTCTCAATGCGTTCTTTCAGAAGAATAATAGGTATGAAGTAAGATGTATCAGCGTTGAGCATAATTTCACCATGCGTGATAAACTGTTCGAGCTTATGACTGCTAATGGATACAAGCGGAAGTTTATGGAGATTTCGCGCTGGGATGACTTTTTCGTGAAGGAGAATTGATAATGACTAAGGATCTGGTAATCGGTGGTGCATCTAACTATGACTGGGATCAGTTGAAGTTTTGGGTAAACTCTATCAAGCGTAGTGGCTTCGAAGGTGATATTGCTATCGTCGGCACAAATATGAAGAAGGCCACTATAGACAAGCTGACGAGTGAAGGTATCATTCTCAGCCTCTATGGGCGATTAAATGCTGATGGTGATATGGTTGCACCGAATAACAATGCTCCTCATGTTGAGCGTTTCTTCTATCTCTGGAACTTCCTTGAGACAACCAAAGAAGAGTACAACAACGTAATCACTACAGATGTTCGTGATGCAGTCTTTCAGAAGAATCCATCTGATTGGTTTGTAGATAGGTTTCACTTTCTCTATGCCTCGTCTGAAGGTATGAGATATAAGAATGAACCTTGGGGTAATAAGAATCTGCTTGATACTTTTGGCCCATACTTTCACAACATTCTCAAAGAGAACCTCATCTATAATGTCGGCGTCTTGGGTGGCGAATTTCAAACCATCAAGGGCCTTCTCTCTTTCATCTTCCATCTCAGCGTGAATCGACCAATTCAGATTGTCGATCAGGCCGTCTTTAACTTCATCATCACATCAGCACCTTTTAAGTTTGATACCGACTTTATGACCAATGAAGATGGTTGGGCTATTCAGCTTGGTACAACTCTTGGTGCTGTGAAGTCTGGTAAGGGTGATCTTGGTATGATGTTCAAGCAAGACCCTTCGAAGTATGAAGCCATCTATGAGGATGTGCAGCCACTCATTGAAGATGGTGTTGTAAAGACTCCTGCTGGTGAACCATACTTTATTGTCCATCAGTACGACCGTGTTGATGGTTTGAAAGAACAGATTGAAAGGATTTACGCATGAACCCCGAATACTTTGATATCGAGAATCTAAAGATTTTCGGAATGTGGCCTCATCAGAACTTTATCTCAAGAGGCATTGTCCCATACATCAAGCGAATCAGGAAAGATAAGGTCTTTGTAGCTGTTATCGGTGACCTCAAGGGTGAATCGATTGTGGATATGCTTGAGACTACTGGTGATAAGATCGAAAAAGTTTATGTCATCAACAAGTATGAGAGTGATGATGCCGATTTGATTAAGGCCGTCTTTGCTAAGAACACCAAGAACCTAAAAGGTAAGCTGGTGATGAAGAATGATATTGAAAGCTTGAAGAGTAAAGAAAGTTTGCCAGATGTTGTCTGTGTGAATGATATGACTTGCACTGTTGAGAATCTTATGCTATCATACGACATTACTCCAAGCGGCGGAATCTTTTGCGGTAATGGGCATGAGACAGTAACGGTAAAGACCGCTCTTACCGAGTTTCGCAGGCAGAGTAAGATTGGAACACCTATTCAGGTATCCAATAGAGCAATTTGGTTCTGGACTAAGAGGTAATCATGAAAACAGCACTTGTATTAGGAGCCGGTGGATTTATCGGCAATCATATGGTCAAGCGTCTCAAGGCCGAAGGCTATTGGGTTCGTGGCGTTGACTTAAAGTATCCAGAGTATGATAGGTCTCAGGCTGACCATTTCGTCTTGCGTGACTTGCGTGATGCGAGAGAAGTGAGGGAGTTGATTGGTTTTGCCGGCTCTCGTCGCGATCCACATCAAACGTGGGCAATGCAGTTCGATAAGCCTTTTGATGAAATCTATCAGTTTGCTGCTGATATGGGTGGTGCAGGTTACATCTTCACAGGTGAACATGATGCAGATGTTATGCACAACTCAGCAAGTATTAACTTGAATGTGCTTGATGCTGTGAAAGATATCAATCATCGACACAAGACAAATATCACAAAGGTCTTTTACTCGTCGTCTGCTTGCATGTATCCGGAACATAATCAGTTAGATCCAGAGAATCCAAACTGCGAAGAGTCTAGTGCATACCCTGCAAACCCTGATAGTGAATATGGATGGGAGAAGTTATTCAGTGAACGCTTATATCTTGCCTATAATCGCAATTACAATATTCCTGTACGCATCGCTCGGTTCCATAACATCTATGGTCCCTTAGGTACATGGGATGGTGGTAAAGAGAAAGCACCTGCTGCTATGTGCCGAAAAGTAATTCAGAGCAACGGTGTTGTTGATATCTGGGGTGATGGTGAACAGACACGTTCATTCCTGTACATTGATGATTGCATTGATGCGGTTCGTATGCACATGGAGTCAGACTTCATGGGCCCTGTTAATATCGGCTCTGAAGAGATGGTGACAATCAATGAGCTTGTAAACCTGGTATCTTTCATTGCACTTAAAGATCCAAAGGTCAATCATATATCTGGCCCCACGGGCGTCCGCGGGCGAAACTCAGATAATCGTCTCATCGAAGAGAAGCTTGGTTGGAAACCAAAGTACACACTCTTCAAAGGTTTGATTCCAACTTATGAATGGATCGAAGATCAAGTTGTCAAGAAAGAATCAATGATATGAAGTTATTGAGATTGGGTTTCACCGATACGTTCGGTGGTATTGAAAATTTCTTCACCAAGGTTTTGTCTGAGCGTTATGAGATTGTTCGTGATGACAACAATCCAGACTATCTAATCTTTGGTGACAAAAACTTCGGTGGTGATAATATCAACTATGATGCGAAGAACTGTATCAAAGTATTCTACACGGGTGAAAATGCTCGACCGTGGGATTATCGTTGTCATCACTCAATCACGATTGACCACTTTGAGTTTGACGGGCAGAACTATCGGTTACCTCTCTATGTCATCTACGACTATGATAACCACTTTAGAGATGTACCTAATACAAGCACTATTAATAGAAGCGCAGCCGACCTTCTTCAACCAAGTGACTTCTGCTCATTCGTGGTGAAGAATGAAGCATGTGCTATGCGTAATAAATGGTTTCATAGACTGAATGAGTATAAGCCAGTAGCTTCCGCAGGCCCTCTATATAATAACACAGGCTATATCTTACCGCGTGGTGAAGAGTCTGTCCAAGCTAAACTACAATTCCTCAACAAACACAGATTCAATCTCTGCTTCGAAAACTCTAGCTATCCTGGTTACGCCACAGAAAAGCTATATGATGCTCTATGTGCTAAAACCATTCCTATCTATTGGGGAAGCCCAACTATTGAAGTCGATTTCAATACGAAGGCCTTTCTCAACTGGCATGATTATCAGGACGATGATGCGTTCTTTGCTGCTATCAAAGAGATTGATGAGCATCCTGATTTGTATGAAGAGATGTATATGCAACCCATGTTTGCCGATTATCAGAAAGTCAACAAGTTCTTTGACAAGGACCGCTTTCTGAATTGGTTTGATAAGAATGTCTATAAGGGTGTTTTGAATGGCTAAGAATCTAATTATTACTCCTACTGGTATTCCAATGACGTTTGATCCTCGCTTTGATGCGGAGAATCATTGGCGGTTCACCAATAAGAGAGAGCGTAACTATGAGTTGCTTTGCGTAGTCTACAATGACTTTGAACCAGAGCCAAATTCATACGATCATATCCTTCGAATGAAAGGGCATAAGTGGCAAATCATCAAGCAGATTCCTGAATTCTTCGATGTTACCAAGTATGACTATATTGGTTGTGTCGATGATGACCAGATCACCGATATCCAGTCTTTCAATCTTGGGCTTCATATTGCAAAGACAATCGACTCGAAACTGTGGCAGCTATCTATGATGGAAGGTTCAGGTATCATCTATGATTGCCTGAAACAGAACAAGGCTTGGGTGTGTTCTGAAACTAACTTTGTTGAAATGGGTAGCACCTTCTTCCGTCAAGATATGTTTCACAAGGCCATAGATTTTTTCAAAGAACTCGACTTTACTGTTGGTTGGGGTATTGACAAAGTGTTCTGTGATGTGCTACAGTGTACAGCTAATGTAGTCCATGCGGCATCTATCTATCATCCGCCGAACCACATTAAACCTTCATACTATGACCAGAATGAAGCTATGAAAGAAATGAACCATATGATCTATGAGGTGTACCCTCGGATCATGCGTGATAAGTATAAGAGAGAGAATTGGAAATTCGTCGATTCTCAAGTGACTCTTAAAGCATTCGAACTTGCGAGGTAATTATGAAAAAGAAAGTGTTGGTTACGGGCGGTGCCGGTTTTATCGCTCATCATGTCATCGAAATGTTGCTCGAACGTACAGACTGGGATATCGTAACGATTGACCGTCTTGACTTCTCAGGTAATCTCAATCGTCTTCACGAACTCATGGAAACAAAAGATGCTGAAACGCGAAAGCGTGTTCGATTTGTTTTCCATGATTTGAAGGCTGAAATCAATCCACTCACATTCAACAACATTGGCGATTGTCATTATGTGTTGCATTTGGCCGCAGGGTCTCACGTTGACCGTGCTATTCTTGCACCTCTTGAGTTTGTGCAGGACAATGTTGTGGGTACTTGTAACATCCTCAACTATGCTCGTCAGTGTAAGAACCTTGAGCGTTTCGTTTACTTCTCTACTGATGAAGTATTTGGTCCTGCACCAAAGGGTGTTCTCTATGATGAACGCGCCCGATATAACTCAACCAATCCTTACTCTGCTACAAAGGCAGGCGGCGAAGAGTTGGCTGTTTCATTCCATAATACTTACAATCTGCCTGTCTACATCTGCCATACGATGAATGTGTTTGGGCAGCGTCAGCATCCTGAGAAGTATGTGCCGAAGTGCATCAAGAATATCCGTGACGGAGAGATGATTACTGTTCATGCTGATATCGTGACAGGGCAACCTGGTTCTCGTTTCTATGTTCATGTGTCTGATGTTGCTGATGCTCTTATGCACATTCTAAAGCTCGATGAGTCCGAGTTTAGTATGCCTGATTATGGTGGTGCGAAGTGCCCTAAGTTCAACGTAGTTGGCAATGAAGAGATTGACAACCTTGAGCTGGCTCAGATCATCTCTAAGGTTATGAATAAGGATCTCAACTATCAGCTCGTTGACTTTAACAAGTCTCGCCCTGGCCATGATCTTCGTTATAGCCTGAGTGGTGAATATATGAAGAGCCTTGGTTGGGAACCCCGTGTGCGTCTGCGTGATCGCATTGAAGAAGTTGTGAACTGGACACTGCAACATAATCATTGGTTGCTGGCCTAATGGAGAATACTATGAAAGCGGATTGCACTAAGCTTACCGAGTGTGTTGCATGTGGTTCGAACAAGTTAAAGCTTGTTCTTGATTTGAAGAGGCAGCCTCTGGCTAATTCATATAAGCTAAACAAAGATGATTGGCAGCCGGAGTTTCCTCTGGCTATCAATCGCTGCGAAGAGTGTTATCATGTACAACTTACTCATGCTGTTGATCCTTCACTCATGTTTGAAGATTATCTTTATGTGAGTGGCACAACTCAAACAGGGCATAAGCATTTCGAAGACTTCGCATGGTATGTCAATCAAATGGCACCTGAATCGGACACTGTGCTTGATGTTGGTTGCAATGATGGTACTCAGCTCGACTACTTCAAGATTCTGGGTTATGATACCTATGGTGTTGATCCTGCAAAGAACCTTCATGAACTATCAAATAAGAATCATTCGGTGGCGTGTGAATACTTTAATGATGAGTTTGCCGAGAAAGTATTCTGTTTCGATGTTATAACTGCACAGAATGTCTTTGCACATACAGCCGATCCTCTTTCTTTCTTGAAGACGGCCTCAAAGGTGATGCACGAGGATAGTTTGTTATTCATTCAGACTTCACAAGCTAATATGATTGTGAATAATGAGTTTGATACCATCTATCATGAACACATCTCTTTCTTCAATACATTGTCAATGAAGAAGCTTTGTGAACGTGCTGGTTTATATCTTATCGACGTAACGACTATGCCCATTCATGGCACAAGTTATATCTTCGTCGTCTCAAAGAAAGACCTGAAAGGTAGTCTGATCGAACAGAGGCTTGAAGATGAAACTGCAAATGGTCTATATCAGCCTGAGACCTATGTGAAGTATGCCAACTACTGTAATGCGGTTGTCAAAGAGTTGGTCGAAGTAGTTAGTCGTATGACCAGCAATGAAGTTGGTTGGTATGGTATTGGCTATGGTGCACCTGCAAAAGGTATGACATTGCTCAACTACTCTAGCCTCAAACTCGATTTCATTATCGATGACAATCCGTTGAAGCAAGGTCGTTTCACACCAGGCTCTAGCATTCCAATCTATTCATCCGAGAAGTTGAAAGAGCTTGATGATACCGTCTGTTTTGTTCCGCTTGCATGGAATTTCTATGATGAGATTGTGAAGAAGATTAAGACTGCCCGCAGTTCAAGCAAGCATAGTGAGTTTGATCGTTATGTCACTTACTTCCCCAAAGTGGAGATTAGAGAATGAAAAAGTATATCTACTATCATCTCTATCTCCCTGATGAACATGCTGCATGGTCTAACTATCTTCTTGAGCAATATAAGATGTGTGAAGACCACGGGCTTATTGATGCGGCCGAGAAGTTCTATCTTGTAGTTGTAGGTAAACCAGCAAATGTTGCTCTAGCAAAAGGCCTCGCAAGTTCTTTGAGCAACAAGATCGAAGTCGTAGAGTTTGAAGACCGTTTCAAAGGTGACAATGATCTTCATTCTCTCGACTCCGATCTATATGGCAGAAACACTCGCCCAATCACCGAGTATGCCACACTTCAACTAATTTATGACCATGCTCTCCGTGAAGATGCTCACTTCTTGTATATGCACGCCAAGGGTGTCACCTCATATGAGAGGCATCTCCGTGCAGGTAAGTTCAATGAGTTCAAGAACTACTTTTACTGGAGGAAGTTTCTTGAGTGGGCGGTGGTTGAAAGATGGCAGGAGTGTAATAGATTACTTGAGAACCACGATGTAGTCTCGGCTAACTATGCACCTTGGCCTATGAAGCATTTCAGTGGTAACTATTGGTGGTCAAAGTCTGAATACATCCGCACCATTCCAGATATTCGTAATGATGACTGGTGGAAAGGTGAGTTGCAAAGGCATCCTATCATGCAGACACTTACTTGGCGTCTTCGTGATGAGATGTGGATTTGCTGTAAGGATGATGCTAAGATTCTTTCTCTGAAGAATGCAGAACAACCACCGCCACAATCTAACTTAGCTTGTGAATTCATGCCTAGAAGGAAGTATGAGCCATATGCCTAAAACATTTCTTGTGACGGGGGCCAATGGATACATTGGTTCCCATATGTGCTACGAACTACGCCAAGCCTATCCTGATTGCATAATCTTTGGGCTTGATAAAGATCAAAAAGATCATCTTGAACATCTATATGATCGTTTCTATACCATAGACTTATCGATGAGCAATGTTTCTATGTTGATGGATTATAACATCGGTTTCGATTGTGTATTTCATTTTGCTGCGCTATCTTCTGTTGAAGAGGGTGAGGTGTGGGTGAGAAAGTATTACTGGAACAATGTTGGTGGTTCTCTGAGATTGATAAATATGATGCTTCATAGAGCCAAGCATTTCATTTTCTCCAGTACTTGTGCTGTGTATGGACCTAGTAAAGTACCACTATCTGAAGATATGACTAAGAATCCAAAAAGCATCTATGCGAAGACCAAAAGCATGGTAGAAGACGTACTCCTTGATATTTCAAAAGATGAGAAGATGAAGGTTGGCATTCTTCGATACTTCAATGCAGCAGGCCGTAATGTAGAGGCTAACTTATACGAAGAGCATGATCCAGAGACGCATCTGATTCCTATCCTTATGGAGTCAAACGAGGCAAAAATCTACGGCAACGATTACGATACACCAGATGGCACGGCCGTTCGCGACTATATACATGTAGTGGATATCTGTAAGGCACACATCAAGACCTATGAGTATATGGAAAAGAACGATAAAGGAATTGTTTGCAACATAGGAACAGGGCGTGGTTATTCCGTACTGGAAGTAATTGACACCATATCTAAGATCGAAAGACGAAAGTTCGACCTTGAGTTCCTTGATCGTAGACCTGGTGATGTAGATCGTTTGGTTTCTGATGTTACTCGTATGAAAGAGGTATTGACATTTGAGCCAGAGCATGATATGGTGTCCATCATAAAGTCAATGAGGAGCTAAACGGATGCCGTACAAAGAAGTCTGGGTTGATGAAGAGGATCTTGACAGTTTCGAAGATGATGATCTTATCGAAGAACTTGAAGGTCGTGGTTATCTTATCACGAAGAAGTCAGAAGACCATCTCGATCAAGAAATCGAAGACGTTGTATGGCACTTCAGGAACGGCAGAAAGAAAGATGCTCTCATTGTACTTGAACGCATCTATCCTGAGTTATATGGTTTGAGTAGATTGATCTAAAGGAGAAATGAAATGGAATTTATTGTTGGTGTATTGATACTTGGCGTCGTTGGGTATTACGTCTTAAAGGCGATGAGGCCTGCAACGGAAGATATGACAAACCCTGAAGGTTTGGCCGAGACTGTCAAGGCTGTTGAAGAGATTGTGGCCAAGACTGAAGCTAAGGCCGAAGAAGTTATCGATAAGGCAAGAGAAGATATCAAGGCTGATATCGATGCTACGACAGAGGCTGCCTTTGTTAAGGCGATGGAAGCTGAAGCAAAGATCGAAGCTATTGTTGAGCCAGTTGTTGAAGAAGTCAAGATAGAAGCTGCCAAGGTCGAAGAAAAGATCGAGGTGGTTGTCGAGGAAATTAAAGAAGTTAAAGAAGAGATCAAAGAGATAGTCAAGAAGGCCAAGAAGGGCAAGAAGGCTAAGTAAAACAATTGCGGGTGTAACTCAGGGGTAGAGTGTCAGCCTTCCAAGCTGTTCGTCGCTGGTTCGAATCCAGTCGCCCGCTCCAAAACATGTGAGGTTATATTATGAATGAGAATGAACCTATCGCATTCGGAGGTGGTTTCATCACCGTGAATGACGTTATCTCTAACGATGATGGTACTGCAACTGTCATTGTTGATATGGATGAGCAGGCTATCAAGGTCTTTGCTAGAGTTGGGCTTCAGAAGACGTTGATGGATTCTATCAATGCTATGATGGCTTTGGATGATATAGACAATAACGAAGGGTGCTAAGATGAAAGTCTATATTGGTCACTACAGAAACTGGACAGGTCCTTATCAGATTGCTGATAAGATTTTCTTTTGGATTGATCGTCGCGGTATCTTCGCTGACGATGATCCTCGTCTTGATCGTTGGGACTACAAAGCTCACGATAAGTTTGGTGATTGGTTGGCTGAGGTTAATTGGCTTTCTAATCTCTGCAATTGGGTTGAGTCGAAGAAAAAGCGCAAGATCAAGATTCGTATTGACCACTATGACACATGGTCGATGGATCATACGCTATCGCTTATCATTCATCCTATGCTCGTTCAGATGAAAGCAACTAAGCATGGTTCTCCTTTCGTAGACGATGAAGATGTGCCTGAGCATTTGCGTTCTGCTGCTGCGCCTCCGTTAACCGAAGAAGAAGAGAATTACGGTGGTGTTGATAAACTACATGAAGCTCGTTGGGATTGGATTCTTGACGAAATGATTTGGGCGTTTTATCAGGAAGCAAACGAAGATCCTGACGGGCCAGAAAGCCCTAGTGCATATTCGCGTAAGATATCAGATGGTATCCCGTTTGATGGTTCGCCAGAAAATGTTATGTCTTGGGAAAAGTATCACGAAGAGAATACTAAGTTCGATGCTCGTAAGGCAAATGCGTTTAAGCTTTTCGGTAGATATTATCGCGCACTATGGGACTGAAGATGGTAATCTGTACCAACTGCAAGAAAGAATTTCAACCATTCTTTGAAGACAATCAAACACAGGGTTTTCAGTGTGCTACTGATGTTTTCGAACGTGACGGTAAGAAGTATCTGGCCGGCAATTATGGTTCAACAATTGCTGATGGTTACATCTATGAGGTCTTGACAAACATCTATCCAACTGGTATAATCTGTGATGCTTGCATTGAAGCAGGATTAGAAAAGTATCACTTCAAACTAATCTCAACCTCTAACTATTTTGGTATTGATCTATGAAAGGTACATTTATGAAAAACTATGAACATGGGCTTAACGTGCTTGAGACACAATTCAAGCAGAGAGCCTTTGATGGTAAGTGGGAAAGGATCGCAAAGATCATTGACTATGAGAACAAGTATACCTACAGCACGGAATCTGGTAGCCGTGTCACTCTCATTCCTGAGAAGTGGGTTACTGTTGGTGTTTATGACTATATGATGGAGTTACAAGACTGATGGCTACAAACCTTAAACTTATCCGCCTGATCTCAGGTGAAGAACTTATGTCCGAAGTAACAGCGGAAACTGATACTGTTATCTCAATCAAGAATCCTGTTCGAGTGGTTCTAATGCCGAATAAGGTTGATCCGAAGACACCAACTGTAGGTTTCGCACCTTGGGTTGAATTCTCTGAAGAGAAAGACTTTACAATTCACAAGGCCCATGTTATAGTAACCATGAAGCCGGTGCAAGAGTTCATCAATCAGTATAATAGCATGTTTGGTGGAATCGTTTCTGTGCCTACAACGAAGCTCTTAATCCCAGGGATGTAATGACAAAATCATTCTATACGAATGTTCAGGTCTATGGTTCTAAAATCTTGTATCGTGGTGTTGAGAATGGGCGGAGAGTAAGACTCCGCTCAGACTATCATCCAACACTCTTTGTACCCTCATCAAAGCCAACTAAGTTCACGACCGTCACGGGTGAGCATGTGTCAGAGATTAAACCTGGCACAATCCGTGACTGTCGTGATTTTGTTAAGCAGTATGATGATGTGCAGGGCCTCAAGGTTTATGGCAATCAGAAGTATGAATATGCCTTCATCGCCGACGAGTATCCCAACGAAGTTGATTGGGATCTCGATCATATCAACGTCTGCAATATCGATATCGAAGTGGGTTCTGAGAATGGTTTCCCAGAACCTGCAACTGCATCTGAACCTATCACAGCTATCACCTATAAGATGGGTAATAAGTTCATGGTATTTGGGTGTGGTGAATTCAACAACACCCGTGAAGATGTGAAGTATATCAAGTGCCGTGATGAGTTTGATCTTATCAAGCGGTTCATTGATGAGTGGACTGGTAACTATCCTGATATCATCACCGGCTGGAATGTGAAGCTCTTCGACATTACCTATATTGTGAACCGCATCAAGCGTTTGTTTGGTGAGGATGAAGCTCGTCGTCTTTCGCCTTGGGGTATCCTCAATGAGCGAGATGTAAACTTTGGGCCTGGCCGTCAGTTCAAGACCTATATCATGCTCGGTATCTCCGTGCTTGATTACATTGACCTGTATCAGCGATATGCTCCTGAAGGTAAGTCTCAAGCATCATACAAACTTGATAGCATCGCCAATGCAGAACTTGGTGAGCGTAAGTTATCTTATGAAGAGTATGGTAACCTTCACACACTTTACAAAGACAACTATCAGCTATTCATCGAGTATAATATCAAGGACGTGGAACTGATTGAACGCCTTGATGATAAGCTGAAGTTGATTGAGTTGGCCCTCACTCTTGCTTATGATAGTAAGACCAACTATGATGATGTGTTCGCACAGGTTCGTATGTGGGATGCTCTCATCTATAATCATCTGCGTGAACGTAATGTGGTTCTTCCGCCTATCACACAACATAGCAAGTCTGAGGCTTATGTTGGTGCATATGTGAAAGACCCTATCATTGGGCTTCATCACTGGGTTGCTTCATTCGATTTGAACAGCCTGTATCCGCATCTTATCATCCAATATAATATCTCACCTGAAACACTATTGGAGCCAAAAGATTATGAAGATGCTCATCGCAATATCCTTCTTTGTAATGTTGATGTTGACAGTCTTCTTGGGCAGTCTATTTCTACAGATGGGTTGGCTGGCCACACCCTAACACCGAACGGGCAGTTCTTTCGCACAAACAAGCAAGGTTTTCTTCCTGAAATGATGGAGACTATGTACAATGACCGTACAGTCTACAAGAAGAAGGCTATTGCAGCGAAGAAAGAACTTGAACTAGTAAGCGACCCTGATGCTAGATTTGAAATTGAAAAGAGAATTGCAAGATATAATAACTTGCAGCTTGCAAAGAAAGTCTGTCTGAACTCAGCTTACGGTGCTTTAGGTAACGAGTACTTCCGTTTCTTTGATATCCGTCAGGCTTCGGGTATCACTACAGCAGGCCAGCTTTCGATTCGCTGGATTGAAAACAAACTAAACATCTACATGAACAAGATACTACAAACTAAAGGTGAAGACTATGTTATTGCAAGCGATACGGACTCAATCTACCTTTCACTTGATAAATTGGTCAATAAGACTATTAAAGAAACGAATCCTTCTTGTACAACAGATGAAGTCATCGCCTTCATGGATAAAATCTGTGAAGCTAAGATTCAACCGTTTATTGATAAATCTTATGGAGAGCTTGCTACTTACACTAACGCTTTTGCCCAAAAGATGATGATGAAGCGCGAAGCTTTGTGTGATAAAGGTATCTGGACTGCAAAGAAGAGATATATCCTTCGTGTACATAACAACGAAGGAGTCCAGTATGCAAAGCCGAAGCTGAAGGTCATGGGGCTTGAGATGATTAAGTCATCAACTCCTGCTGCTTGTAAAGAGAAGCTGTGGGAAGCAATTGATATCATCTTCAACAAAGATCAGGCCGCAGTCATCAAGTTCATCGATGAGTTCCGCGTAGAGTTCAAGAAACAAGATCCTGTCAACATTGCGTTCCCTCGCGGTGTGAATGGATTGAAAACTTATGGCGGCAAGAATGGATCTATCTTTGAGAAAGGTACTCCAATTCATGTTCGTGGTTCTCTCGTCTACAATAACTTGCTAAGAAAGCATAAGCTTGAAAAAAAGTATGAGCTTATCAAAGAAGGCGAGAAGATCAAATTCATCTATCTCAAAGAACCGAACACGATCCAATCTAACATCGTTTCTTTTCCAAATGAGATACCAAAAGAGCTTGACATCCATAAGTATATCGACTATAATACTCAATATGAAAAGTCTTTTGTCGAACCTTTGAAGATCGTCTTGGACAGCATTGGTTGGAAGACAGAAGAAGTAAGTAGCTTGGAGGCATTCTTTTCATGAGAGAAACATGTGAGCGCCCATGGGGTACATGGGAAGTTATTGACCAAGGAGCTTGGTATAAAGTAAAGAAGCTAACCATTCAACCTGACAAGTCTATCAGTCTTCAATATCATATACATAGATCAGAGACATGGGCTATCACAGAAGGTCGTGGTGAAGTCATTCTTGATGATAAGAAGTTTACGGTCAAACGTGGTGAGACCTTTGTAGTGAAACCTTTGTCAGTACATAAAATCACCAACATATCAAACATCCCGTTAGTAATCATAGAAGTTCAGTGCGGTGAGATCACCGAAGAGAACGACATTGTAAGAATGGGACAATAAGGAGAAACTTATGACAGATATATTCGCATCACTGATGAAAGAAACAGGCAATGAGTATGCTGGGATTGTTGACGACGGCGTGGAGGCTGGCGACGTTACTAGTTTTATTGGAACTGGTAGTTATAGTCTCAATGCTCTACTTTCTGGATCCATCTACGGTGGATTACCTGGTAACAAAGTTACTGCACTAGCAGGTGAACCTTCGACAGGTAAGACCTTCTATGCAATGAACATGGTTCGCCAGTTCTTGCGTGACAATGAGAAAGCTTTCGTGTTCTACTTTGAATCTGAATCAGCTATCTCAAAGTCAATGCTGCAAGATCGTGGTGTTGATGTTAAGCGTATCGCTATCATGCCTGTTGCTACCATTCAGGAGTTTCGCACACAGGCCGTGAAAATTCTCGACAAGTACCTTGAGCAAAAGCATGGTGATAGATTGCCAATGATGTTTGTGCTTGACTCACTTGGTAATCTCTCAACTGAGAAAGAGATGTCGGATATCGCAGAAGGTAAAGACACTCGTGATATGACACGTTCACAATTAATTCGTGGCGCCTTCCGTGTACTTACTCTCAAGTTAGGTAAAGCGAACGTGCCATTGATTGTGACCAACCATGTGTATGATGTGATTGGTTCATATGTGCCTATGAAGAAGATGGGTGGTGGTTCTGGGCTTGAGTATGCAGCCTCTTCTATCATCTTCCTCTCAAAGAAGAAAGATAAAGATAAGTCTGATAACTCTATCACTGGCGCTATCATCACGGCTAACTTGAAGAAGGCTCGTCTCACTATTGAGAACAAGAAGGTTGAAACCCTGCTAAACTATGCAGATGGTCTCGATCCTTACTATGGGTTGATTGACCTTGCTGAGAAGTTTGGTATCTTCAAGAAAGTATCAACTCGATTTGAAATGCCTAATGGTGATAAGGTATTTGAATCGGTGATTGAAAAGAATCCTGAAAAGTATTTCACTAAAGAAGTCCTCGATCAGATTGATGAGGCCTGCAAGGGTGAGTTCTTGTATGGTAAGTCAAATGTAACAACTGTGGAGGAAGAAAATGCTTGATATAGGTAAAGACTATAGGTTTCGTGACGACCTACATAAACCTGGTGAAGTCGGCGACACGATACCAATTGAGGTCTTGACAGGCCCTTATAAAAATGTTATATATCGTTATGTGAAGATTGGTGTGAAAGAGAAGGAAGATGGCGAGGCTGTTCTTCAATTCATCTATGAGATCCTTGAGATGGGAGATCATACCGAAACTGCATTAAGGAATGATAAGAGATTTACTGAACATATCGGTATCATACTCAATCATTTAATTTTGGAAACGCTGGAGGGAAAAGATGATGTCGCTGGAGAAAACTATTCTGAGGAACCTGATAGCCAACGAAGACTATCACCGAAAGGCCCTTCCATTCATCAAAGATGAATACTTCAACGGAGAGGACAAGATCCTCTTCAAACAAATTGACAAGTTTGTAAGCAAGTACAATCAGCGCCCAACCATTGAAGCATTGACAATTGAAATCGACGCCATGAATGGTGTCACAGAAGATGAGGCTAGGGCGTGTAAAAGCGCCCTAGCTTCTTTCAATATTCATGCTGAGGTCAATGAGCAATGGCTGATTGATAGTACAGAGAACTTCTGTCAAGAGAAAGCCATCTATCAAGCGATGATGAGAGCTATTGATATTATGAACAACAAAGATAATGCTTTACAGAAGGGTGCTATACCGTCTTTGCTTACAGAAGCTTTGGCTGTATCGTTTGATCCTAACATTGGGCATGACTACTTCGAAAACTCAGATGAGCGTTTCGATTTCTATCATCGTGTTGAAGAGCGTGTGCCCTTTGATCTCGATTTCTTCAACAAGATCACCAAGGGTGGTTTGCCTAAGAAAACTCTGAACATCGCTCTTGCTGGTACTGGTGTCGGTAAGTCTTTGTTCATGTGTCACTGTGCTGCGGCTAACATCTCTGCTGGTTTGAACGTACTCTATATAACAATGGAAATGTCAGAAGAGAAGATTGCAGAACGTATCGATGCCAATCTTCTCAATGTCGATATCCATGACCTTGAGAAGCTATCGAAAGATATGTACGACAAGAAGATGAGTACTGCGAAGGCGAAAGCGCATGGTAAGCTAATCATCAAAGAATATCCAACCGCTGCGGCCGGATACAACCACTTTAGGAGTCTGTTGAATGAGCTTAGACTTAAACGAAACTTTGTTCCTGATATTATCTACATCGATTATCTTAACATTTGCTGTTCTTCTCGCATTAAAGCTGGATCGAATGTCAACTCTTACACGCTCATCAAGTCAATCGCGGAAGAGCTACGAGGTCTGGCAGTGGAGTTCAACGTACCAGTACTCAGTGCAACACAAACAACCAGAAGCGGATTTGCCAGCTCAGATGTCGAACTCACAGACACCTCAGAATCCTTCGGGCTCCCGGCCACCGCAGACTTGATGTTTGCTTTGATGACCAATGAGACATTGGAAAAGCTTGGGCAGATTATGATTAAGCAGTTAAAGAACCGTTACAACGATCCAACAAGCAACAAAAGATTTGTGGTGGGGGTTGACAGAGCGAAGATGAGACTGTATGATGTAGAACAATCAGCACAGATCGATATCATGGATTCTGGGCAATCGGAACAAGTAACTTCAAATAACTACTCCTCTAACAAGGACAAGTTTAAGAAACTAAAGGTGTCGTAATGAAAATGACTATCGAAGGATTTGTAATATACTGCCCCCATACTCAAGGGTATTATGCTCATCATACCTTTGGTGTGACTCCGATGGAAGCATGGGTACGCCATTGTCGATCAACCTATGATGATAAAGATATCTCAAGGAAGATTCAGGCTTGGCATGATCGTGGATATAGACTGAGAGATGCAACACTTACCATTCATCTAGGAGAAGATGGAAATGAGTTACAAGGGAACCCCAGCATCAAGCCAAATAATCTGGCTGGAGCAGAGAGTTAAAGAACTTGAATCGCAATATGATATCACTCTTGGTGCTATCAGAGTTGGCGTTGAACGTATCGAACAACTCACTTCTGGCCCTGGCGGCATCATGGAAATGAAGCAGACCATCGCAGACAAAGAGAAGCATATCTATTATTTAGAAGCGATTTTACGCGACATACAGTTATATTCTATGGATCCTTGGGCACAAGAACAAGCAAGCCAGGCAAAAGTACCACTAAATTGGACCGAAAACTATGGGCAAGGTTCTGAACCTTGGTTAAATAAGGAGTAAGGCATGTCTTATCAAAACGAATCACACGCATACCCAGCACCAGTCGTTGATTGGGGTCTCAGAACATATCTCGTTGGTGTGTTCAATCATATGGGAATCGCATTGCTAATCAGTGCGGTTGTTAGCGCATACATTGGTCTGTCACCTGAGATTGGTGCTGCTATTTGGGGAACGCCATTCAAGTGGGTTGCTATCTTTGCGCCTCTTGCATTCGTGTTTCTGTTCTCATACATGGCAGATAGTATGTCATCAAGCACAGCAAGGACCATGCTCTATTGTTTCTCTGCTTTGATGGGCCTGAGCCTTAGTAGCATCTTTATGATATTCAAGCTGGGCAGCATTGCTAATGTGTTCTTCATTAGTGCCGCAACATTTGGTGCTACTGCATTGTATGGCTACACCACCAAGCGCGACCTGAGTAGCATGGGATCGTTCCTTATGATGGGCGCTATTGGTTTGATGATTGCTGGTGTCGTCAATCTGTTTCTACAGAGTAGCGTTATGGCCTTTGCCATCAGTGTTATCGGTGTTCTTATCTTTGTTGGCTTCACCGCATATGACATGCAGGATATCAAGGAGAAGTACTACGAACTAAATGACGATGAAGAAATCCGCAAGGCTGGTATCTTTGGCGCTCTCAATCTTTACCTAGACTTCATCAATATCTTTGTGAACCTGCTCCAGTTGTTGGGAGATAGAAAGTGAAACTTGCTTGGTTATGTTATCTTCACGATGAAGACGATCTGCTACCAGTGATTCGTTTTGAAGAACCAGAGCGTTGGATATATCGCAAAGTTGTTCCTATCGTCTATGCTGTGTTGGTCGATAGAGGTTGATGATGAATAGACGCGGTATGCTATCCTTTCTCGGTATTGGTGCTGTTGGTGCGTCAACACTTGGTGCTCAATCTGGTATGAATCCTGTTCCTTCTACTCAGGGTTCTTATTACACTCCTGAAAAACATTGGTCAGCGCATGATGTTCCTATGGTAAAAGATACCACTGCATATGTCAAAGAAATGCAGGATCAACTATCGTTAATCACTAGCGACCCTGCTAAGTGGATTGCTCAGAGAGTGACAGACGAAATGAAAGACTGGCGTATGGGTTTTTCAGGTGTCAGGTTTAATGATATTGATCCTGATATTCGCAACATGAAGTCAATCACAGAAGTGGCTAAAATGCGTATGTACTTTGAAAGGCGAGCAACACGGCAAGCTGAAGTCAATCAGACTTCATTGACGCATCGCATTGCGGAATATTTGGGAGTGAAGGTATGAAACAGCAAGCTGGAATCAATCAAGATACATTTCAACCAGTAATATCAATTACGAATAGGTATCGTAACTATTATCGTAGAGGCTGCTTAAAAGTTACACTAGAAGATATTATGAGAAAGCCAAGACCTTGGTTGTTAATTATACCCAGTAGGAAACTTATATGACGGGAGAGTGAAGGTATGAGCAACACCATTACACAATTGAATCCGCCTATCCCTTTGATGACACCAAAGGGTAGAGCTATGGCACATTTCATCATCGACTATGGTATTGAGAATGACCTGATGTGGTTGTGCTTTCAAGATGACACAGGCGAGTCCTGGACTTGGGAGAATGCCTATGTCAGAGCGCGAGTGAATGAAACCATCGGCAGAAAAACTATGAGCGGGATAAAGAAATGAATAGGCGAGCATTCTTCAGCTTCTTACCAGCTGCACCATTCGGTGTTCTGATGGCCGCAGAAGCAATGGCAAAAGCACCACCTACATCAATGGCTCCTGATAGAGAGTTGATGACACTTGCTGCACATAAACCACCTCCGCCACCACCAAAGTATCCAGAGTGGTCGCAGACCTTCATCGGTGGTGGCGGAGGTGGTGGATCTGGTCGAGAAATTTTTCGGTTCAATGCTGATGGTCAATGCACAGCTATCAGTAAAGCGTATGTAGATAATTGCTTTATCACCTCAGCACAACCTACCAATGCAAAACTTGTTATTGGTAAAGCGGTAGAGATCAAGGGTGATAATGACTTTGATGAGACAATCAAGGTTGCAATGTCAGTCGGTAAAGACGGGCATCTGTGGCTCAAGATTAATGATGAATGGAAACGAATCGTAACGGAGTGAGATCATGTTCTATCGTAAGAAGCCGGTTGTAATCGAAGCAAAGCTATTCACCGAATTTAACTATCGTGATTTAGCTGAATGGTGTAATGGTGTCGTCCGTGCGCGAGATGATAACTTTGAACCATACATCAACATCTATACCCTTGAAGGTACTATGGCAGCAAGTCTCGGTGATTATATCATCAAGGGTGTGAAGGGTGAGTTTTATCCTTGCAAGCCAGATATCTTCTACGATACATATGAGAGTGCGGATGATTGAGGCTTTCGAAAGGCATCTACAAGCCTCGACCTTCGCTCGTCAGGCCGAGAAGACCACAACTGTTGAAGAACAGATAAAGTTCTGTCAACAGTTTCTTGATAATCATCGAAAGTCATTACCGCCTATTAATTTGGGTGGTGACCACTATTCTATCAAAGATGTTGCCAGCTATGTTGCAGAGTTTCATGATGATAGAAATCTAAAAAATCTGACTGTCAGCTATTCTATCAATGAATATGAAATGATGCGAATGTCGGAGAGAGAAAGGCAGGACGTGATAGGTGGTAAACTGAGAGGAGGGCTTATGAATAGCATCCTTACATCTGGCGCCATTCAACTGGGTAATTACAAAGACCACAGCACACTACACACCGTCTATACCGCAAAGATAGGAGTTTATATACCATGATGGTAACACATGCTCTGTTTCCAACCTTGATTGGTGAGTTTCAGTATCCTAAGCACGAAGAGTTCAGACAACTATTCTTCGATGTTGGTTTAAAGCATTTCACCAGTGAAGGATACTCTGAAGAAGAAACGGGGCATGTGACTATTCATCATGATCCTGCATTTGAAGACCTCTATAAATATCTTTCGGAGTGTATCGAAGAGTATCTCGGCACCTTGAATGTTGATAGCGATAACTTCAATATCAACATCGTGAAGTCATGGCTCAACGTGCTACAGACTAGAAGCACGCCGACACACTCACACAAAGACGCACATATATCATTCGTGTATTATGTGAATGCTCCAGAAAGCTGCAATCAGGCCATTCGTTTTCACAATGAAAGACCTGTGGAACCATTTGCTGGTTGTGTGCGATACAACAACTCAAAGAATGTATGGAATGTCCTGAACTCATATACCTGGCAATTCATGCCACAACAAGGATCAATCTTCGTTTTCCCTGCTAGTCTTGGTCATGATACACTCGGCGGGCCTGTAGTGAAGGACGAAGGTGTCAAAACGAAAACTGACCTGACCAAAAGACGGATCAGCATCGCCTCTGATGCCGTTCTGACATACAAAGAGAAATCTGCTAAAGCCCTTGGCATTCAGCCTGTATCAAATTGGAGGAGTTTCAAATGAAGTATGTGGTCGCATTGCTACAACAGGATACCGATTACGTTTGGGAACTTTATGAGGTGGCCACCGACAAGGTTATCAACACTTTCTATTTCGAGGAGGAAGCCATGGAATATGCCGTCTTCTACAATGATGGTGGTGGCTTCGCAGGATTCACTCCAAATTTCATCATCCAGAGCGTAACACAACCTGTTACAAATGTTAACGATGAGTTCACACGGGTCTTCGTCTAGGATCGACGGCCTCCAGCCAGAGCGGCTGGAGCGGCTACCATAGCACCCATCCCAGGGTCGACCGCTGGAGGCGTCTCCAGGTCGATCCGTGAATGGGTGTTTTTCTATGGAGACCGTACGGTCGGACCACCAGACTGTCAAAATCTTGACATTAGACTAAAGTATACCAAGCTTGGCAACAGATAATGGTTGCATCCAGCTCCAGACCGTGTATAATACTTCCATGATGAAAAGAGAGAAAGAGAGAGACTCTAGCATGGCAATAACGATCAATCAAATCAATCAAGCTATCATGTTCGGCGATCTGACGAACGACCAGTTGAACAGCGTTATTGCTGCGCTCAAGTTTGCTCGTAATCAGATGAACAAGACCAAGAAGTGGGCTTTCGATCCTGGCTCTAAAGTCAAGTTCGTGTATAAGGGCACTCTTTACATTGGCGTCGTCCAGAAAATCTTGACCAAAAATGTGGCCGTCAAGGTTCAAGCTGGCAATGTGTACCGTGTTCCCGCTGCATGGCTCGAAGCCGCCGCCTAAGGCGTATTAGACTAAAGTATAAGAAGCTTGGCAACAGAAAGTTCTTGCTTCCTCCTCCAGACCGTGTATCCTGTATCCATGATAAACCACTCAAACAGGAGCTTAACAATGAGACAATCCAACGCTAGCCGCTTCATCAATTCCAATTTAGATGTAAATGATGGCTATGCCGTCATCTGCACCGCCGAGGCACTAGCCCGTTTCATGCAATGCTCCTCCGAAGAGGTTTTTGAAGGCGCTTTGAATAGTGAAGTCGCCCGCGATTATCTGATCCGAGTTATGCGTAATCTCCAGAACCAATCCACCAACTGAGGTAAATAAAAATGGCTACTCGTTCCGCAATCGGTTTTCTTGAGTATGATGGCTCTGTCACCGGCATTTACTGCCATTGGGATGGCTACCTTGAGGGTGTTGGCGCCACTCTGGCCCAGTATTACACCGATATCGAAAAGGTCTTGGACTTGATCGATATGGGAGACGTTTCTTCACTCGACAAGGAAATTGGTGTCCAGCACCCGTTCTCTCGTTTCTCGACCAACTTTTCTCAAGAAAAGTGGGATGACCTGTACGGTGATATGACGACCTTCTACAACCGCGACCGTGGCGAAGATACGCCTGCGCGAGACTTCGCCGATGCAAAGGCGTTCCGTTCGAACTATGGTGATTGTGAGTTTTTCTACCTGTTCGATGGTAATGAGTGGACTTATGCTACCCGTGGCATGCCTTACTTCAAGGCGATTCCTGTAACCGTGGAGGCCTAAAATGGGTTTACGCAAGCCAATCTCGACCGAATTCGGTAAACGTATGGGTGATGCTGGAAACTCCAGAATATCCATGAACGGTAATACCAGCAAAGGTTTTTCCAATTGGGTGAACAAGGACATCCGTGAAGCGGAACAGTCCGGCGATTGGACTGCCTTGCTTCAAAAGAGTGAGAAGCAAATCCGTGCTTTTCGCCGCCACTTCTATGCTTGAGGAAATAAGATGAACGATCCGAAAACTGAAATGCTCAAGGCTTTAGGCTCTATGGCCTTTTCGCTTGGTTCACTGATAGCCGGTGTGGTTTTTATTGGGCTTGGTACGAATGCCTTTGTTGCCACCGGGGTACTTTTTCTGATACTATATGTAAATGCTCAGAAAGGATAAGGTAATGACCGTGAATGAAATCCGCGAATGGCTTCAACTCCGTCTTGATGGCAGCCAAGGGCTCCTTGAGACTTCGGCTAAGTATCTGGCGGCCGCAACCGACCTGTCAGATGAGGAAATCAAGTATAACCGCGGCTATAACCAAGCCGTGCAGGAAGAGACTTGGTTTCTTGAACGTCTTTTATTGGCTATGAAAGAAAAGGAAGTAGCATGACCTCAACAGACCTTTTTATCATCTTTGGGCCGCTTATCGCCTTGTCGATTGGTATGGCTATCGCCTTTGGTATCGCTCAATATACGGGGTTGACAAATGACTAAGATCGTGTATAATGGTTGCTTCGGTGGGTTCAGTCTATCGGATGCAGGAGTTCGGCGATACCTTGAGTTGAAGGGTATTCCTTTCACCGAAGTTGAATATAAAGAGTTGGCTTATAGCAGAGTGAGGTTCCGTATCGCCGATTTGGAAGATGGTTCACCCGATTATTTCTCACGCTATGATATCGAAGACCGTGCTGATCCTATCTTGGTTCAGGTTGTTGAGGAGCTTCGTGAAGAGGCTGACGGTGATTGTGCTAACTTGCTAATCCGTGAATTGGATCGTGGTACCAGGTATCGCATTCAAGAGTATGATGGTTCAGAATGGGTTGAGACTGAATATGATATAGAATGGCAGGTGGCTTGACAAGCCTTATTATACCTGCTACTATATACCCATAGTAAGTTTTTCTACGGTCTCTTAGCTCAGCCGGATAGAGCAACGGATTTCTACTCCGTGGGTCGAGGGTTCGAATCCTTCAGTGACCGCCATATGTGTAAGGGGGAACTTTTGATTCCCCCTTACAAAAAACTTAGCCAGGATAATCTGTGGTGTTGGCAGTTAGGATGGATTCCGGTTCTGAAAGGATATCTTCTTCAACAACTTCCTCATCATCTTCGTCTTCTTCGTCTTCTTCGTCTTCTAGTTCTTCGATGAGGTTGCTCAAGATGGAATCGATTCTCATTTCGACCTCATTGAGGAATTCAATTTTAGATTGGATTGTGTCTATGCGGTCACTGATTTGGGCAAATAGTTTATCGGTCATGGTGTTTTCCTATCGTTCAGGATCATAATATACACTTCACGCGCCGATATTTAGAATACGCTTGTTTTGCATTTGTCTAAATACTGTCACAAACCGCCCCAGTAGGCCAACAGGTTAGAGTCAACGGACTTAAAATCCGTACAGTGTCGGTTCGAATCCGACTTGGGGCACCAATTTAGCGCGAGTAGCTTAAAGGTGAAGCCGGTCGCTCATAACGGCCTGAGTGTGGGTTCGAGTCCTACCTCGCGCACCAGAGGCAAACAGCATCAGGGTCCAACCTGATACAAAGAGTCCGCGGGCTCTGCTCAACGGTTGTCAGTGACGATGGGTGATATCGGAACTGTCACTAATAAAAGACTTGACACCGAATACCGAATCATATATACTACCTATAACGATGAGGAGAGAAAGATGTTCAAGGTAACTTACGACTACAAGGCTAAAGATGGTTTTCTCGCAGAGGGAGAAGAGTTTTTTGCTTCAATGAAGGCCGCTTTCGCCTATATAAATAAGCTGGCTGAAAAGTACAAGCTAGTTGGTAAGCCGATAATTGAACGAGTAAATTGAGTTTCACGAAGGTGTATCTTTATAAGACTAACGATCTGTGGCACAGATACGCATAAGATACACCTTCGTGATATGATGATCGTTTCTTCTAAAAGAGCTATGCGATGCTGCCACATCGTTAGTGGCAGCTACAAGATATCTCGTATGGGGTATGCAAGATAGCTCTTTTAGAAGAAACGATCTATTCAGTATGGTGTTATGGAAAATCCCAGTGTTCCTGGGCAGCGCACAGTCAATGGGTCCTCTGTCCAGCTGGCACGGCCAATACTGAGTTGCAACCGAAATA